TCCCCGGTGTATGAGAAGGTATTTGATACAAAACTGTCTTCTGACTCTAAAGCCGCAGGACGGTGGAACACTAACGCCGGGGGTGACTACTTTGCTATTGGTGTAGGCGGCGCTGTGACGGGTAAAGGCGCTGATCTATTGATCATTGACGACCCCCATTCAGAGCAAGAGGCTAAACAGAATAACCCCGCAGTCTTTGATGGGGTATATGAGTGGTTTACATCAGGCCCTCGCCAGCGTTTACAGCCAGGTGGGGCCATTATTATTGTGATGACCCGGTGGGCAAAGCGTGATTTAACCGGCCAAATCCTTAAAAACAGCGAAAAAGATGGCGTAGATGGCTGGGAAGTTATCGAATTTCCCGCTATTTTGCCCTCTGGAACACCTTTATGGCCCGGATTTTGGAAAAGAGAAGAGCTTGAAGCGATCAAAGCTGAGATTCCAACCTCCAAATGGAACGCCCAGTACCAACAAAACCCCACATCCGAGGAAGGTGCGATCCTTAAGAGGGAGTATTGGCGGATTTGGCAGGAATCCCGACCACCTCAGTGCGAATTCATCATCCATTCCTGGGATACAGCATTTGAAAAGAACAACCGCGCAGATTACTCTGCATTAACCATATGGGGTGTCTTTCAGCACCCCGATGAAAAGGGAAACTACAAGACAAACATCATTGTTTTGGAAAGTTTTAAAAAGCGCATGGAGTTTCCTGAACTCAAGGCAACCGCCCTACAGTATTACAAGGACTGGAACCCGGATTTGGTCTTGGTTGAAAAGAAAGCCGCTGGCGCTCCGCTCATTTATGAGCTTAAAAACATTGGAGTGCCCATTCAGGAGTACACACCAAGCAAAGGAAGCGATAAGATTGCGCGTGTAAACGCAGTCTCACCTTTATTTGAAGCTGGCATTGTGTGGTGTCCTGATACCCGGTGGGCCGATGAGCTGATAGAAGAATGCGCATCTTTCCCCAATGGCGACCATGATGACTTGGTTGACTCGACATCGCAGGCATTGCTCCGCTTTAGACAAGGCGGTTTCATCACTATCGCATCCGATGAACCCGATGAGCCGATTTACTTCAAAGGTCGCCGCTCTGAAAAATATTACACCGTTTAAAGGATAAAGATGTTAGAAAAAGCCCTGTACCAAACACCTGAAGGACTTGATCGTTTAAACGATGAGCCCGATCTTCAAATTGAAATTGAAGACCCTGAAGATGTAAAGCTAAACATTGATGGGTTAGAGGTTGATCTCATGCCTCATGAAGAGGAGGAGATTCCCTTTGATGGCAACTTAGCTGAAATCATGGATGAGCGTGTCCTCCAGAGTTTAGGAGAGGACCTGGTCAATGATTTTGACAAAGACATCAACGACCGCAAGGAATGGGCTCAGACCTACGTAGAAGGCTTAAAGCTCTTGGGCCTGCGCTATGAGGAGAGGACTGAACCTTGGAACGGGGCCTGCGGGATATTCCACCCCATGCTGGCTGAGTCGGTCGTCAGGTTTCAGTCAGAAGGCATCACTGAAACATTCCCAGCCGCAGGACCTGTAAAGACAGCCATCATTGGTAAAGACACCCCTGACGTAGACAAAGCCGCATCCCGGGTACGTGATGACATGAACTACCAATTGACGGAGGTAATGACAGAGTACCGCCCGGAGCATGAAAAGCTTTTGTGGAACCTGCCAATCTCAGGCTCGGCTTTCAAAAAGGTTTACTACGACCCAAGCCTTGGCCGTCAAAAAGCTGTATTCATCCCCGCAGAGGACATTGTTGTGCCTTACGGGGAATCGGATATTGAAAGCTCTCCCCGTGTCACGCACGTAATGCGTAAAAATGAAAATGAAGTCATCAAGTTAATGGATTCCGGGTTCTACCGGGATATTGAATTGGGTGACCCGGTCCTCCAGCTTGATGATATTGAAAAGCAAAAGTCCGAAGAGATGGGCATGACCGCCATTCAGGACGACCGCTACCGCATCCTTGAGATGCATGTGGACATTGACCTTAAAGGCTTTGAGCATACAAATAAGAAGGGTGAGCCCACGGGCATTGCCCTGCCTTATGTTGTGACGCTGGATAAGGGCACCCGTAAGATTCTTTCTATCCGCAGAAATTGGTATGAAGAAGACAAGCTCCACATCAAACGACAGCATTTTGTCCACTACCAATACATCCCCGGATTTGGCTTCTATGGTTATGGACTCATCCACCTTATTGGTGGTTATGCTAAGTCTGCCACTATGCTTATGCGCCAGCTCATTGATGCTGGTACTCTTAGCAATCTCCCGGGAGGACTCAAAACCCGAGGACTGCGCATTAAAGGTGATGACACCCCAATCAACCCCGGTGAGTTCCGTGACGTTGATGTGCCCGGCGGATCAATCCGTGACAACATCCTACCGCTCCCTTATAAAGAGCCAAGCCAAGTTTTATATACCCTCTTCCAACAAATCGTAGAGGAGGGCCGCGCCTTTGCATCGTCCGGTGACATGAAGGTGTCGGACATGTCCAGTCAAGCGCCCGTAGGTACAACCTTGGCTATCCTTGAGCGCACCTTAAAGGTTATGGGGGCTGTCCAAGCCCGTATGCATTTCAGCATGAAGCAAGAGTTTAAACTGCTCAAAGCCATCATTGCTGAGGACACCCCCGAGGAGTATTCATACGACCCAGAGTATGGCGGTCGCAAGGCTAAGAAAGATGACTACAGCTTGGTGGATGTCATCCCCGTGAGCGATCCTAACGCCGCCACGATGGCTCAAAAGATCGTTCAGTATCAGGCCGTATTCCAATTGGCCCAATCATCCCCTCAATACTACGACATGCCTTTGTTGCACCGTCAAATGATTGAGGTGTTGGGCGTTAAGAATGCCGCCAAGCTGGTTCCGATTGAAGAGGACATGGTTGCCACGGACACCGTGACAGAGAACCAAAACCTGCTGACCATGAAGCCCGTCAAGGCATTCATCGAGCAAAACCATCAGGCCCACATTCAAGTGCACATGTCTGCGATCCAGAATCCCAAGATTCAGCAAATGATGCAGATGAACCCTCAGGCCCAGCAGATCATGGCCGCAGCCATGGCTCACGTGAATGAACACATTGCCATGGAGTACCGCCGCCAGATTGAGGAGGCCATGGGCATGACATTACCTCAACACGCAGATGATGATGAGCCAGTGAATGTTCCAAAAGATGTAGCGGATCAAATCGCCATCCGGGCGGCGCAGGCCTATCAACAGATCACCCAGCGCGATCAACAGCAAGCCCAACAACAAAAGAACCAACAGCAAATGCAGGACCCCGTGATCCAGATGCAAATGCAGGAACTCCAGTTGAAACAACAGGACATGAAGCTGAAAGAGCAAAAGCAACAGATCGAGGCCGCAGAAAAGGCGGATCGCATCCGCTTGGAAGAGGCTCGCATCATGGCTCAGAAAGAAATTGCGGCTATGCAAGTATCAGCAACAGCCGCCGCCGCCAAAGACAAACTTAAGCAACAAATGGAATTTGAGGGCACAAAGCTTGGCATTGATATTGCCAAACACAAAGCCCAATCCAATAAACCCAAAGTTGATAAGGAGAAAGCTTGAACGATACACAAATCCTGACCCACGCGGTCAGAGAACTCAACCAGCAAAAATCTGATTATGAAACCTCATGCTACAGGGGGTTTCCAAAGGATTTTGCTGAGTACAGACACCTATGCGGAATGATCCAAGGTCTTGGTTTCGCAATAGAGTTTATCAACGACCTTGTGCATAAACTGGAGCATTCAGATGACTGAAGTTATCAATCCCGCGCTTGCCGTTGATCTATCCCGGATCATGAACAAAGCGGCGGAGGAAAAGGCACGACAACTGCCGGACCCTTCAACTTACAAAATCCTAACGGTTGTCCCGCAGGCTGAGGAGGAATTCTCAGACAGTGAGGTTGGCTTGATTAAGGATTCGCAGACCATGCGCCATGAAGAGGTGCTGACCCCAGTGCTGTTCGTGGTTAAGCTGGGGCCTGATTGTTTTAAAGACAAAACCAGATTCCCAAGTGGTCCATCTTGTAAAGAGGGTGACTTTGTCATCGTCCGCCCCAATACAGGCACAAGGTTAAAAATTCACGGCCAAGAGTTCCGGATCATCAACGATGACTCGATTGATGCAGTGGTCCAAGACCCACGTGGCATCCAGAGAGCGGGGAGCTAATCATGGCAACAGAAGAATTCAAATTCCCCGATGAGGTCGAAGAGGAAATCAAGGTAGATGTTGAGGCTGAGAAACCCGAGGAAAAGGTTGAAGCCAAAGAAAGCATTGATCCTACCGATGAAGAGCTGAGTGAATATGGTCAACGTGTCCAGAAACGGATGCGTAAGTTTTCAGAAAGCTATCATGAGGAAAAGCGGGCCCGTGAGGCCGCTGAACAAGAGCGCTTAGCGGCTGAAGATTTTGCCCGTGCTGTGTATGAAGAGAACCAGCGCCTGAAAACTCAACTCAAAACCGGCAGTGAGGCTTACATCCAAACCTCTAAATCCGCCGCAGAAATTGAGCTGGAATCAGCCAAAAAGAAGCTCAAAGAAGCTTTTGAGGCTGGAGATTCCGATAAATTGGTGTCTGCGCAGGAGGAGGTGTCTAAGGCAACTTTGAAGCTTGACCGCACAAGTTCAATGCGTCCGGTTGAGATTCATGACAACTTCCAAGTGCCTCAGCGCCAGCAACCACAACAGCAATCGTCAATGTCTCCACGCACCCAAACTTGGGTATCTGATAACTCAGATTGGTTTGGAAAGGATGACGAAATGACTATGCTTGCAATGGGGCTTGACAAAAAATTAGCACGCGAGTATGGTCCGAACTATGTCGGTACTGAAGAGTATTTTCGTACTATCGACGGCGCTATGCGCAAAAGGTTTCCTGAGTACTTTGACACTCAGAGCGATGAAGATGATCGGACATCCCAAACACGATCCAATCCGGCGGGAGATGAACCGCGCCGCGCACGATCCGCTTCACCGGTTGCACCGGCGTCAAGAAGCACACCGCCTAGTCGCGTCAGACTGAAGCCATCTCAAGTTGCGTTAGCTCGCAAGCTCGGGATTACTCCAGAGGCATACGCAAAACAGGTAGCAATTTTAAATAGAGGTGAATAATGGAACAAGTTGTTGAACAAAAGCGCAAACCACGCGAATTGGAAACCCGGTCTGCTGATTTTTATCGCGCAGAATCGTGGCAAAAGCCTGAAACTTTGCCAATGCCAAATCCCCGTCCGGGATGGACGCATCGTTACATTCGTATCAGCACTTTGGGAACATCTGATCCCGGAAACATCTCTTCAAAGCTCCGTGAGGGTTTCGAGCCTGTAAAGGCTGACGAATATCCGGAGTTGATGATGCACTCAGTTGTCGATGGTCGCTTTAAGGGCGGCATTGAGATTGGGGGCCTCGTACTTTGCCGTATTCCGTCTGAATTCTTAAAACAACGTGATGATTATTACTCACGCCAAAACAGGACTCAAATGGAATCGGTGGATCAATCATTCATGCGCGAAAGCCACCCCAATATGCCGAAGTTTTCTGAGCGTCGGTCTGAGGTGACTTTTGGTTCAGGTTCTAAGTAATAAGGAGTCTTAGATGGCTTATCCTACCGTCAGCAAGACGTATGGCTTCAAACCAGTCAACCGACTGGATGGTCTGCCCTACGCCGGAGCGATCCGTCAAATCCCTATTGCGGCTGGCTACGCTACCGCAATCCTTAACGGCGACACCGTGGCTATCTCTGGTGGCTACTTGATCGCTAAAACTGCCACCAACTCTGGCGACACCGCCGGTGTTTTGGTTGGTTGCCAGTACGTAAACTCTGCCGGTCAAACCGTTCAGGGCCAGTACTACCCCGCAGCTTTGTCTACTGCAACCGCTTTGGCTTACGCCTACGTTGTGGATGATCCAAACGCTGTGTTCCAAGTGGCCGCTACCACCGCTGGCTCTACCACCCCCGCCGCATACACACGTGCCGCGATGGTTGGCAAGAACGTGGCTATGGTTGCCGGTGCAGGTTCTACCAACACTGGTGACTCTGCTTATGGTATTGATGGCTCCTCTGCCACCACCACCAACACTTTCCCAGTTCGCGTGATTGATGTCATTTCGGCAAGCGCTACTGGCCCTCAGAGCAGCAACAGCACCACTTATTATGAGTTTGTGGTGAAGTGGAACCTGCCCCAGTACAACGACACCACCGGGGTCTAAGGAGTAAATCATGGCTATTTCACGCGCACAACTACTTAAAGAATTGCTCCCTGGCCTGAACGCATTGTTCGGTTTGGAGTACGCCCGTTACGGCGAAGAGCATAAAGAAATCTACGAAACTGAGACTTCTGAGCGTTCGTTTGAAGAGGAGACAAAACTGTCCGGCTTCAGCGCTGCTCCTGTGAAGCCTGAAGGTTCTGCGATCTCTTATGACAACGCTCAAGAGGCATGGACCACTCGCTATAACCACGAAACCATCGCTTTGGGTTTCTCAATCACTGAAGAAGCGATTGAAGATAACTTGTACGACAGCCTGTCTGCTCGTTACACCAAAGGCTTGGCCCGTGCCATGGCTTACACCAAGCAGGTTAAAGCTGCCGCTGTG